ATGGCGCAACCGATCCTTTCCATCATCCGCGAACGCCTGAAGGCGGCCGGGGCTTCTCAGTGGCCCGGCATCGCGGAATCAGCGAGCGCAGCGGCTGGCCTTGCAGGCGACCGGCGCATCACGTCTCACTCGCTGCGAAAGCTGGCGTATGGGGACCGTGACAACCCCGGAATGCAGCACGTCCAAGCGCTGTGCGACCACTTCGGCATCACTGCCGTGGAGGCTGGCAAGCCCGCGCGCAAGGCGAGGGCGGCAGCATGAGTGCCATCAAAGCCGCAGCGATGGGCGTCACTTTGCGTGGCGACCGGAGCCAATGCGCCGGCTGCGGGCGCCTGTTCAACAGCACGCACGCATTCGAAAAGCATCGCACGGGCGAACACGGCATTGACCGGCGATGCATGTCCGCTGCCGAAATGATGGGCCGTGGGATGGTGCTGGGCGCGGACCTGTTCTGGCGCGGTTCGGCAATGCCAGCTGATGTGCTGGCCGCTCACGTCACCACCCCCGAGGGGGTGCAGGCATGAGCACCGACACGCTTTACCGCAAGGTCCAGACCGGCAAGCGCGTGCGGTACGAACCCGTCGCCGAGCATATGCGATGGGATGCTTTCCCCGCGGGCGCCCACCTTGTGCTGGTGCAGCCCGGCATGCGTAGCGCCATGCGGTGCGTTGATCCCGATTGGGCCGGTGTTGAGGTCGCTTTGAAGCTGTGCCAGGACGAGGCGGCAAAGGTTCTCCGCGCCGAGTCTGAGCCGAAGCCCGTGACGCCGATGAACAAGCGCGAGCGGGAGGCTTACGCCGCGTGGAAGGCAGTGATGGGTGATGCAGTGTTGCGTATGACGTTGCCGAGCGCCATGGGGTACGTCGAAGCGATGTTCGGCGTGATCCGCGAGACCGCGAAGAAGGCGAGGGGCTGAATGCGCCGCACCTACCGCCTCGCCTTCATGCCCCGAAGCCGCCTGGCCATCGTGCGACACCGCCCGATGCGCGCCATCCCCGGCCGCCGCGAGCGCACCCATGCCGCGGCGCGGCACTTCCGCAACTTGATGGCCGGCCGCGAGCTGATGGCCCAGGCCGAGCGCATTGCCGCGGACATCGCGCTGGCGTTCTGCGTGCCGGCCGGGAGTGCGTGAAGTGGACATGCCTTCACTTTGCTCCCAGCAAGGCGTTTACACCGTGTGCAAGGGTTTCAGAAATCCCTACATCGGCTGATGGAGATTTGAACAGTGATTGCCCATAGGTCCGGCCTGTCAAAGCTGCTTGAGCGCTGGGTGGCGCTGCATCAGCCGATGACGATTCCAGAGCTTGCAGAGCAGTTCAGCATGTCCGATGCGGCTGCTGCTGACTTTGTGGTCAGCCTGCACAAGCTCGGCGAGGCGCACATAACCAGTTGGAAGAGCGAGCCCGGCACGCACACGAAGCCCGTGTACGTTGTCGGCGCTGGTGAAGATGCCAAGCAACCCGAGTGGCGCGGCCGGCACCGAATCCCCGGCGTGCGTCTCTACGAACGGTCGCGGCCGAAGAGCGACGTGATTGCGATGGTGTCGCTTCTCCGGGCGATGGCAGAGCCGAAGTGCATGGCCGAACTGACCGCGGAGACCGGCATGGCGCATCAGACTGTGCTCCGAGGCCTCAAGTACCTGCGCGAAAGCGGAATGGCACGGATTGCCGAGTGGGAGCGCCGGGACATGGGCGGTGCGCCTGTCGCGTTCTTTGCGCTTGGCATGGGGCGCGATGCTCCGCGGCCGAAGCCGAACGGACAGACGCTGAATCGCCAGAAGTACTGGGCGGGACGCACTGCCCGAAACGGGATTCTTCGGGTTGTCCGGGCGCTGGCTGCCAACGAGGAACGGGAGGCGGCATGAACCCGCCGCGCATCAACCCGCCGATTCCTGAGGCAGTGAAGCAGCAGCTTCGCGCGGCCATCGGCTATCGGTACATCAGCGAGCGCATCGCTGAAATCGACCGCATTACTGACCGCCTGGCAGAGGCTGGGATTGTCAGGCGCCGCGACGAGGTGGACGCCGAGATATGCGGTGCGCTGCTGGCTACGGAGTGGACCGCGTGAAACGACCTGCATCACAGTACTACTGGGGCGACTGGCGCCGAGACACGGCGTTGCAGGCGTGCTCCATTGCTGCCCGCGGCCTATGGCATGAGATGAATTGCCTCATGCACGACTGCGAGCCCTACGGGCGCCTGATGGTCGGCGCCGCACCCATGCAGCCGGCCCAGCTTGCGCGTTTGGTGGGCATTACGCCGAAGGAATGCGCGGCGCTGGTGGCCGAGCTTGAGGGGGCGGGCGTGTTCTCGCGCACCGAGTCAGGGGCCATCTTCAGCCGTCGGATGGTGCGCGACGAAGACCTGCGCGAGCGCCGTGCAAACGGGGGTCAGGCCGGCGCATCGCATGGCGCGAAGGGTGCAGAACATGGTTCAAAGGGGGGTAGGCCAAGGTCAACGGAGGGGGGTTCTAAAACCCCCCTTCCGCCCGACAAACAACCCCCCCCTGCATTTGCATCTGCTTCTGCAAAGCAAATACCTTCCGAACCTATCGGTTCGGGCGCCGGGGCGCCGCCAAGCCCGGCGGACGTGATCTTCGCCCTCGGGGTGCCGCTGCTGACCGCAGCCGGGGTCACAGACCGAAACGCCCGGTCAATGCTCGGCGTTCAGCGCAAGCAGCACGGAGACGCGGCAGTCGTCGATGCCCTACAGCGCTGCGCCGTCGAGAAACCGATTCAGCCCGTGCCGTGGTTGCAGGCCACCCTCAAGGCCAAGCAGGCGCCGAACAAGCGGCAGGCCGTGGAAGACGACAACCGAAACATCGCCCTCGCTTGGGCGAATGGAGCGCAAGCATGACCGAATCAGACCGCCCCGAGTTCGCCCGGCTGCTGGCCGACGTGTGCGGCTTCTACCGCGAGCCGATCACGGAATTCGCCCTGTCGGTGTGGTGGGCGGCGTGCCAGCCGTTCCCGCTCAATGCCGTCAGGACCGCGATGACGAGCCATGCCACCGACCCGAGTCGCGGCCAGTTCTGCCCGAAGCCCGCGGACGTGATCCGGCAACTTCGCGGTAGCGCGGAAGACGATGCACTCGTTGCGTGGCAGCGGGTGTTCTCGCAGATCGGCTCAGTGGGCCGGTATGGCACGCCGAAGCTTACCGGGGCCGAACGCGCAGCGCTCGGGGCCATCGGCGGATGGAGCGCGCTATGCAACAGCCAAGAGGACCAAGTCCCATTTCTGGCGCGGCAGTTCGCGGCGAACTACAAGGCCGCTGTCGGCAACGATGAGCGGCAGGCTTTACTCGAACCTCCCGCCGAGATTCAGCAGCTTGCCGCGTCGGTAATCAAGATTGCGCGGGGCGGCGATGAGTGAGCGCATGGTCGGAATCGTCCCCGAAGACGTGGCGCCCCCGGGAATGCGCAACAACGGCATCGCGCGAGAGTTCGCGGCCGAACTGCTGGCGAAGCACGAGGCGGGCGAATGGGTGGACCCGGTGCGGCTTCAGGCGGCGCGGTTTGTGCTGCGGGCTGAAGAGCGCGAAAGGATGGCCGCGTGATCGTCCTTCCCTGGCCCCCGTCCGTGAACCACTACTGGCGACACGTCGGCTCCAAAGTGCTGATAAGCCGGGAAGGCCGCGAGTACAGAGAGGCCGTCAAAGCGCTTTCAATCGCTCATGGCTGGCCGCGATTCGGTAGCCATAGGGTGTCGGTCCACATTGAGGCTTGGATGCCTGACAAACGCCGCAGGGATTTGGACAACGTACTCAAGAGCGCCCTAGACAGCTTGACCCATGCCGGCGTGTGGGACGACGACAGCCAGATCGACGGGCTTGCTATCTGGCGCGCGCCGCTGCTGGGCGGCATGTGCAGGGTGGAAGTGAGGGAGGCGTGATGCGCGTATTCATTGCCTGCGAATCAAGCGGCGCAGTGCGTCGGGCGTTTCGAGCGCGCGGACATGACGCGTGGTCGTGCGACCTGTTGCCGGCTGATGATGGGTCGGAACACCACATCCAAGGCGACGCCCTCATTGCGGCAGAGTTTGGAGTTCAAAAGCGCGGCGAGTATTGTTCGATCCCGTGGGATTTGATGATCGCCCATCCGCCATGCACTCACCTGGCTGTAAGCGGCGCCAGGTGGTTTCCGGAAAAGCGGGCAAGCGGCGAACAACAAGCGGCAATAGAGTTTTTCCTCGCGCTGGCGCGTATGCCGATCCCGCGAATTGCAATCGAGAACCCGGTTTGCATCATGTCCAGCGCGTGGAGAGAACCAGATCAGGTCATTCAACCGTGGCAATTCGGACATGGGGAGACCAAAGCGACATGCCTATGGCTGAAGGGCCTGCCGCATTTGGTGCCGACCAAAGTAGTCCCCGGACGAATTCCGCGGGTCCACCTGATGCCGCCAAGCGAAGACCGCTGGAAGCTCAGAAGCGAGACATACCAAGGAATCGCCGAAGCAATGGCCGACCAATGGGGCGATTACGCCGACCTTGTGACGCAGATGGAGGCCGCATGAGAACCCGCGAAGTAGACCCCCACGGCAGAGACGGCTCAACGGATTAGTGTGTGGAATCTGACGCATGACCGCTAGCTTCGTCCGTGTGGAATCGTCTGTGGCAGTTCTGGCAGAGAAGCATCGGCTTTCGATGTTCGCCAGGGACCACAGCAGGGGTCAGGTGGACGAACAGCGAGGCCGGCTCAAACGCTCCGCTGCACTCCCGGCACCTGTACCGCTGTACGCGGGCCAGGATGCGGGTTGCGTGGCCCCTGATGGGGCTGTCGCGGTAGATGGTGTCCTTGGTGCCGTGCCGATACAGCCGGTCCAGCACACCGCACTTCTGGCAAGCGGCGGGCTTGACGGTGTACTCGGCTTCAAGCTCGTACTCACGGTCTTCGAGGCGTTTGGCAAGGACGGTCCACCCGGGAAGGTCAAGGATGTCAGTGGTCATTCACGGATTGTCGATGTCCTCGAATCCATGCTCCACAGGTCTCCAGTCGCCGCCATGCTTTTCCTTCATGTCCAGCGCGCGGAACCCGGCCGACATCTGCCACCGCAGTCGGCGTGCTGCGTATACGTCGCAGGTGATAGCAAGAGAGCCCATGTCCAGCATGTAGCGGCCGGTGCTGTTGCCTTCCGGGCCGAACTCCTCGACCAGCCAAACGTATGTCATGAGTAGTCCTCATCAAAGTTGCACGGCACCGTCCACTGCCTGCCGCAACGGTGGAATTCCACGATGTCGTGTTCGTCCACCACGCCGCAGCAGTCCACCGTGCGCGGCTCCGGGCAACTCTGCAGATGCTTCTGGCAAAGCTCTGGCTTCTCGGCGTCGTGCAGGCTGCAGCCACCTTTAACTCTGCCACCCACAAATCGTTTCGTCTCCGTACTCATGGACCACACCTTTCCACACGGTAATCCGTTTTCAGACTATAACCGGCAATGAAGGAATCCACATGGAAATCCGGAGAGCCGCAGAGACAAGCTCCGCGGCAGCGTCCGAAAGCTGTGCAGGCAGGCCAATGCGGATGCCGAGCGGATGAGGCGGGAGCGTGCCAAAGACAGCCCGCCGCCTGTGGTGGTGCGATGATTACGGAGCAGGCTTTGCCCGCTGCGACACCACACCAGCGCGACGACATGCCGCCTGACAGGTTGACAGCGACACGCCCGCCTTCTTCGCTGCCTCGCGGAAGGACAGCCCCTGCCGCACGTACTCCGCGGCTCGGGCGGATGCTTCGGTGGCTCGGGCGGTCATGCGGCGAACGCGGGGACCGTCAGGACGATTTCTTCGCGGCTGTCGTCGGCCCAGCGCGGGGCCAGATCCCAGCCGGTCAGGCCGTGCTTGGCGGCGTAGGCGTCAGCAGCAGCTTGCAGGCAGTCGTCGCTATCGGCAAAAGACTTGGCGCTGACGGTGACTTCGGTGGGGGTGTTGCTGATGGTCATGATCAATCTCCAAAGGCCCAGAGGGGCGGGGGGTTAGAGGGTTTCGGCCGAATTGGCGCGAGTTTTGTCCCAATAAACAACGCCATCGGTAACAATATTTTGCGCCGGTCCAAACTCCGTGCATGCAACTATGCGGGAGCCCGGCTTTTGATGAATTTCGCAGTTGATGATTTTTTGGCGGACCGTCTCGATTGCGCTTTCTTTTGTTTTTGCGCCAACCCTGTAGATCATTACGGCATGTTTTTTATCCCTATGTTTCAAGGGCTTCAAAACATAAACACGGAAAATAGTGATGTCGCACATGTAAAATCACGCAGTCAAGGTATAGCCGGCGGCTTGAACGGCGGCATCACCAGCGGCGCGAGCGGCTTGGCGTTGTTCGTGGGTGCTGTTGGCAACCGTGGCAGCGCGGAAAGCCTTCATCCAGACTGCGGTGGCGGCGCGGTGGACGATGACATCAATCACGACGGATTGCGGGTGGCGAGCGGCCAGCGCGTCAACTTGCGAACCAGTCAGCAGCTTGTCGGCGGTCGGGACGCTGGCGGTCCAGTAGCTGCCGGTAGACCACATGGCGTTGCAATCAGCGATGGCGGTGGTCCGAAGGGCGTAGCGGGCTGCGGTCATGGTGTCTCTCCGTTTCGGACCTCGCACCGTGCGCTGTCCATGTGTTGTACTGTACCGAAGACAGGTACACCATGCAAGCACAATCGTATTCCCCTAATGGGGGTGTGCCCACTGTGCGCAGGCAACCACACCTTGAGCCAGTGCCCGGGGTGGATGACACGCAAGAAGTCTGCGAAAATGCACGCTGTGACGTGCGGAAATGCAAGGTGATGTGATGGCGTTCGATTTGCACCCAGGGCCACTACTCGCAGGCGATCTGATCGTGATTGAGATCAACGGGAAGATTGTCCCGAAGTTGCCAGACGACTTTAGGCCACAATGGTTCGTGGTGCTGAAAGACCAAAAGGACGGCGAGGAAGTGCCGCTTAAGCCGTTCAACACCGAGTCAAAGCTGTACAAGGTTCGGCGGTATGTTGCCGTGTGGAAGGGTTGATGTGATGGCCGACAAGCCCAACAAAGTGTTGCCTCCTGCTGCCGGCATGGGTCGCAAGAAAGGCGTACCGAACAAGACCACGGCCGCGCTGAAAGACATGATTCTTCAAGCGCTGGACGGCGCTGGTGGCATTCCGTACCTGATCGACCGCGCGCACGACCCGAAAACGTCGTCGGCTTTTCTGACGCTGGTTGGCAAGGTGCTGCCGCTTCAAGTCAACGGCGCAGGGCCGAACGGCGAACACACTTTCCAGAAGATCATTGTCGAGATCGTCAAGGCCAAGTGACCAGCCTGCGCATTCAGGTCGCCGAAGCATTCGAGCCGTTGGAAGGCCCGCACCGCTACATCGGCGCCCACGGCGGGCGCGGCAGCGGCAAGTCTCACTACTTCGGCGAGCGCTGGCTACGCGAGAACATTGCCGAGCGGCTGGATTGCGTGTGCCTGCGGGAAACGCTCAAAAGCCTTGAATTCAGCGTGAAGAAGCTGCTAGAGGCCAAGGTCTCGCACTTCAACGCTGGGGCGTATTTCGAGATTCAGGACCGGCGCATCTTGTCCAAAGCGGGCGGGGTGACGATCTTCGAAGGCATGCAGAACCACACGGCCGACTCCATCAAGTCGCTGGAAGGGTTCGACAGGGCGTGGTTCGAGGAAGCGCAGTCGGCCAGCGACAAGAGCCTGACGCTTTTGCGGCCGACCATTCGCAAGCCAGGGTCTCAGCTGTGGTTCGGCTGGAACCCCGCGCAGCCGACAGACCCGATTGATGCGCTGCTACGGGGCAAGGAACTGCCGCCTGATGCTGCGGTGGTCGAGGTCAACTACATGGACAACCCGTGGCTGCCAGACGAGCTACGGGCGGAAATGGAGTACGACCGGCGCAGAGACCCCGACAAGTACGCCCATGTGTGGCTGGGCAAGTACCAGCAAAGCAGCGAAGCACGCGTCTTTAAGAACTGGCGGGTTGAGGAATTCGACGTTGACCCGTCGTGGATTCTTCGGCAAGGCGCAGACTGGGGATTCAGCGTCGATCCTTCCGTGCTGGTGCAGTGCTCCATCGTCGGCCGCACGCTGTACGTGACGCATGAGGCGTACCGGGTTGGGTGCGAAATTGACTTCATGCCGGAACTGTTCCGCACGGTTCCCGACTCGGAGCGCTGGCCCACCACGGCCGACAGCGCCAGGCCGGAGACGATCAGCTACATGCAGCGCCACGGCTTCCCGAAGATGCTGCCAGCCATCAAGGGCGCCCGCAGCGTGGAAGAGGGGATTGAGTTCCTGCGCAGCTTTGACATCGTGGTCAATCCGCGGTGTCGGCACACGATAGAGGAACTGACGCAGTACAGCTACGAGATAGACCCGCTCACGTCTGCGGTGCTTCCAAAGCTCGCCGACCGGGACAACCACGTCATCGACAGCTTGCGATATGCCTGCGAAGGCGCGCGGCGGGCTGCAAAAGCCTCTGGCAAGGAATACGACTTCACCCAATCCGCAGCCGCAGGGTTGCGCATCTGATGCAACTAAACGGTTGCATGTTATGATCTAGCCGCTCGCAACCAACGCCGTGAGGCGCCGTTGACACTCTCTCCGCTCGAACTTGAGGCCGGCTCTCCGCTTGGGGGTCGGCCTTTCCTTTGCCATGGCTGATGTAGTCTCCGACTCGCAGACGTGGTACGCCGAATCAATCGGCGCAATGCGGCAGCAGCGCGACCAGATCGCGGAAGACCTCGCGTTTTCCGATCCGTCCGACCCGCAGCAGTGGGACATTGAGGACAAGCGGCGCAGAGAGTCGGACCCGGGAGGGTCTCGGCCGTGTCTGGTGTTTGACCAGCTCGGGCAGTACGTGGCGAATGTGGCCGGCCAGGTGGAGCAGAGGCCGCCGGCCCTTCACACGCTGCCGGTGGGCGATGGAGACAAGCGCTGCGCCGAACAGCAAGACGGCATCTTCAGGCACATCGAGCACGTCTCGCGCGCCCAGCAGCACTACGCCCGGGCGCTGACCGCTGCGGCTCGCGCTGGTGTTGGCTATCTGACGTTGCGGCCGGAGTACGTGGACCGTGCTCTAGGCTACCAAGAGCCGCGCATTGGCTCCGAGGGCGATCCCCTGCGCGTGGTCATCGACCCGTGGTCTGTGGAGATTGACGGCTGCGATGCGACCCGAGGCGTCATCCTCACGCCGTGGTCTAACGCCGAGTTCAAGCGCAAATGGCCTAAGGCTGAACTGGCGAGCTACGGTGAAGAGGATCACCGGCGCAAGGCGCGGGACGAGCGGGAATCCATTGTCGTTGCCGAAGAGTGGACGATAGAGGACGCCAAAGCCAACATCGTCATGTTCCTTGACAACAAGGGCGACGAGCAGGCTTTGCCCGAGGACGATTTCTGGCAGGCTCGGCAGCGCGGCCAAGTCGTGCAAGTGACGGGCAACCGCACCGACAAGACGCGCCGCGTGTGGTGGCGGCAAATGTCCGGTGCCGAGGTGCTGGAAACCTGCAAGGACAAGGACGGCAAGGAAGCCCCCTATCCGGCTGACGGCATCGGGATCATTCCGGTCTATGGCTATGTTGGCTGGGCTGGTGGCCGGATGACGTACTGCGGCATCCCCCGCAGGGCGCGGGCTGCGCAGCAGGCGTACAACTACCACATGTCGGAGGCGCGGGCGTACATGGCAACCGCCCCGAAATCGCCGTGGATCACGCCCATTCGCGCCATCCGCGGGCTTGAGAAGCTGTGGGACGCTGCCGCTGCGGAATCGCGGGCTTACCTGCCGTACCGAGACCTTGACGAGGAAGGGCCGATTGCCTCACCGCAGAGGGCGCCGCTGTCGGTTGACCTGCGGATGCACGTTCAAGGCGCCGAACAGGCCAAGAGCGACATTCAAGGCGCTATCGGCATGTACCAAGCCAACCTTGGTGCGCCGAGCAATGAAACGTCAGGCGTTGCCATAGACAGCCGGAAGCAGCAGGGCGAAGCCTCTACCGCGCATTTCCCGTCGCACATGGCCGCCTCGATTGCCTACCTCGGCAAGCTGACGCTACAGATGGCTGCGAAGCTGATCGACACCAAGCGACAGCAGCGGATTCTGGGCATCGACGGGACACACGGGGTTGTGACCATCAACCCGGGCCAGCCTGAAGCGGTGCAAGAAACCGATACGGGCCTGTCCATCAACCTGAACATCGGCAGCTATGACACGCGGGTAGTCGTGGGGGCGGCCTTTGCCACCCAGCGCACGCAAGCACAGCAGGCGTTCACGGAAATGATGCGGAACAACCCATCGGTGGCGCCGGTCATCATGCCGTTCTGGGCTCAGGTGCAGGACATCCCGCACGCCGACAAGATGGCCCAAGTGTTCACCGCGATGGCGCCGCCTGAGGTTCAGGCGATCCTCAATCCTGACGCGGCCAAGCAGCCGAAGACGGCCGACCTCATCAACAAGGTCAACCAGCTTCAGCAAGCCCTGCAAGAAGCCATCGCGCACGCTCACGCCGCGCAGCAGGACGCCGACGCAGCCAAGCAGGCCGCGGAGGACAAGAGCGAGGAAGAGGCGCGGCTGGCCTACGAGGCAGAGACCAAGCGGATGATTGGCCTCAAGGACGCAATCAGCCCGCAGGACATTCAGGCGCTGGTGGTGCAGACGCTGGAAACCATGATGCGCCAGCCAGACCCGCTGGGCAATGAACAGCCCGGTCCGGAAGCCTGGCAGCCGGCCATTCCGATGCACGACGGTTCTCCGATGGACGGCCCCGGCCCCGATGGCTCGCCGATGCACGAGCAGGCCGAGTCTCCGCAGTTTGAACAGATGGAAGGCCCCGAGGCGGGCGAAGGGATGGCGCAATGACTGCACTTGCTCAAGGCGCTAACGTCACGCTGACGGTCGGCGACGGCGGCACGGTAACGATTGCGACGAATGGCGGATTCGGGTCCGTTATTGCAACGCCTAACGTTGGTCCGGTCGTTACCGATTCGTTCGGCCCCGGCGTCTATCGCAGGGTTTACGGACCGTTTGCAGAGGGCGCCTCTGTCGTGGTCAGCAATGCCACATGTGCAGCGCTTGATTACGACTACCAGCGCGGGGGCGGGATGGATGCGGCGACTCAAGCCCTAGTGTCAGGGGCTGGGAACGTCGCGCTTCTCGTTGACGCCACGGCCAGTGCGTCGGCCGCCGCCACAAATGCCGCAGCGATCCAAGCCGCAATGGATGCCGTGTCGTCAGCCAACGGCCGCGCGACGGTGCGCCTCGTCTCTGCTGGGTTGGTCGTCTACGTGTCGCAAACCCTGCGCATCGGCGATGGCGTGACGCTCGACCTCGGCGGCTTGGAACTGAAGGCGTGGGGGGCCATCGGCAATGTCGTGACGACGAAAGCGTTTCAGTCGATGGTGTCGGCGCCGGTATCGGTCACGCTCACATGGTCGTCGGGGCTTTCCGTCAGCGTAGCGTGGACAGCCCACGGCCGCGCGGTTGGCGACTGGGTGTGGCTGAACCGCGCCGATCAAGGCCAATTCAGCGGCGTGTTCTATGTGCAATCGGTGACCGACGCGAATAACTTCGTCGTCACGCTGCGCCGGTTGCCCACCACCTCTCCGACCGGAACGGTCGTGGCGTGCGTGGCGAATCGCCGAGTGAAGTTGGTCAACGGCGTCATCAACTGGAACAACAGCGGCGGGAACAACGGGGCCGGCTACACGCTGCACGCGGCGATTCTGGCTGGCGCATACGACGTGGAGGCGCGCGACATCAGTGGCCGCGACACGTCCAAGTTCGTGCTTTGCTTCGGCGGCGTGGCCAAGTACCGCGCCACCAACGTCGGTGGGGACAAGCTCAACAGCGACACCGTAAAGGTCTACGGGCCGGCTTTTGGTGGCGAGGTGTACGGCGTTGGCGCAGGCAACGGCGGTGACGACTACACGTCGGCTCAGACTCGGGAGCCTGCGGCTTATGTCGCGTACGACTTCTGCCAAGGCGATGTATTGGGGCTGACGGTGGTCAACGCAGGCGGCAGTACCGCGACCGCCGACCTGATCCTTTACGCCTCGCCGTATGGCGTCATTGATGGCGTGACGTTTATCAGCAGCACTACCAATCCCGGGGCGGGCATCGCTTGCCGCATCGAGACGCTGTGGGCGACAGGCGGCGAGGTGGGGACCGTCACGGTCAAAGACATCGTGAGCGGCGGTCAGAACCATGTGGTGTCACTCGGGCAGAGCACGAATCCGATCACGGTGCGCAAGCTGGTGCTCGACCAACCGGTGGCCCGGTCGTCGGGTAACAACGGCCGCTTGGTCTACATCCTGGGCACCGCGGTAACGGCAAACATTGAAGTGCGTGGCGGCTACATCGACGCCCTCGACAACGTGGTCAACGCGGGATCCAACACAACGCCGGTGTCTGTGACGCTCAACGGCACCGTCGTGAACTCGTGCTGGAACGCTTTCAACGTGGGCACCTCTGGCACGCTGAATCTCGCGCTTCGGGATGTGGTCTTCAGCGCCAACCCCGGGAACAAGTTCATCAACACCAGCGCCGGCACATCGGTGATCAACCTGCAAGCCAGCGGCGTAACGATCCCGGCAGCGCCAGCGTTGAACCTGGGCGCGGGTACATCGCTGCGGCTGTCTGGTCCATGCTCGTTGCAACTTGACGGCACGCTGCTGGACGCCACGGTGGCGAACCACGCAGCCGGCGCGAGTTTCTACAACACCAACGCCGGGTTCGGCACTGGTGTCGGGGCTTATATCCGCGGCTCCACGACGTGGACGCGAGTCGCGGCCTGATTTCCATCCCCTGCCGGTAATGAAGCCCGCCGCTAGCCCGGGCAAAGGCTAGCAAACACCCCAAGGGCAACGCCGAGAGGCGCCCCCAAAGGAGCTTAAGTGAGTACCGAAGAAGTCGTATTGCCAGACGCGCCCGTAGTGGACGCAGGGGCGGACGGCCAGCAACAGACCGCTGCGCCTGAAGCCGAAGCCAAGCCCGAGGGCGAGGCCAGGGAAGGCGAGCAAAAGCCACAGAAGACGCCCGAGGAAAAGGAGATAGCACGGCTTCGCCGCCGGGTGGACAACTTGACCCGTCGTCTGTACGAGGGCAAACAGGCAACCGATGGGTTGCACAATCGCGCAGAAACGCGCGACAATACGCAACAGCAAGCCGACAGCGACGCTCTATCGCTCACCCGCGCTGAACTGCAAGAGTTGATTGACAAGGAAGCCCGCAAACGGGCGCCGACGATCGCCAAGCAGGAAGCCGAGGAAGCAACACGACGCGAACGCGCAAAGGGCTTGTTCAAAGAGCTTGGGGAAGATCAGTTCAAGGAACTGACCAACGACCTAGCGGGCGTTTTCAGGGACACAGGCAAGCAACTTGCCGTTCTTGAATCCGACAACCCGCGCGCCCTGTTGGAATACCTGACTGATCCAGACAACGCCGACGAGGCCGAGCGCATCGCCGACATGCCGGACATCCGCGCAGGTCGGGCACTCGCAGCCATCGAAGCCAAGCTGGCAAAGCCAGCGGAAAAGCCCCAGCGCAGTAACGCCCCGGCGCCGATTGAACCCGGCCGAGGCTCAGGCAAAGCCAACACGGCCCCCGACCCCAGGGACACCAAAGCCTGGATCGCGTGGGCCAACAAGCAGGAACACGGCCGATAGGCCATTCGCAACTCTCTAACGCCGTGAGGCGCCGAGGACACCATGTCTAACTCTCTTCAGACTTCCACCCTCATCACGAATGAGGTTCTGCGCATTGCGCACAACACGTCGGCCTTTCTTGGCCGCATGAGCACCGACCACGACGACAAGTGGAAGGGCAAGTACGCTCCCGGCTCGACGCTGAAGGTGCGCCGCCCGGTTCAGTTCACCATCCGTTCTGGTGCAACCGCTTCGGTTCAGGACATCACCGAATCGACCGTGGACCTGACGGTTCAGCCGGAAATCGGCATCGACTTCGCGGTGAGCAACTTCGAACTCGCAACCGCCGTCCGCAACGATGGCAGCGTGGACAAGGCTTTCCGCGATCGCTTCCTGAAGCCGGCTGGCCTGCGGATCGCTGCGGAACTGGACTACCGCATCGCGTCGGCGCTGAAGAACCAGATCTACAACTTCGTCGGCACTCCGGGCACCGGTCCTTCAACCATCGCGGACATCCTGAACGCCAAGGTGCCGGCGCAGAACTTCGCGGTTCCTCCGGGCGACTACTACGCCGGTCTGTCGCCTACCGCGAACGCCGCTGTGGTGGCCGGTCTGGCGACCTTGTACAACGACCAGAACCAACTGGCCGAACAGTACAAGTCGGGCGTGATGAAGACCGCGCTGGGCCTTGACTTCGTGATGTCGCAGAACGTGCCGAGCCACACGGTCGGCGCGCTGGGCGGCACCCCGCTGGTGAACGGTGCGAGCCAAGGCACGACGAACGCGGGCGCGACGGATAACCCGTATGCGTCCACCACGTCGCTGATCACTGACGGCTGGACGGCTGCTGCCGCTACCCGCCTGAAGGCTGGCGACGTGATCACCATCGCGGGCGTCAACTCGGTGAACCTTGAGACCAAGCAAGACACCGGCTCGCTGATGACGTTCGTTGTCACGGCCGATGCGGCTTCGGACGGCTCCGGCAACCTCACCGCGATCATCGCCCCCGCGATCATCGCTGGTGGTGCGTTCCAGAACGTCACGGCTCGCCCGGCTGACAACGCCGCAATCACCGTCAAGACCGGCACGGCCTCGACCACCTACACCCAAAACATCCTCTGGCACCGCGATGCGATCACCTTCGCCTCTCCGGAGCAGGAAGTTCCGGGCGGGATGGACATGGCCTACAACGCCAGCCTGGCCGATGAGGGCTCGATCAGCCTGCGGTTTGTGCGCGGCTTCGACATCACCAACAACCGCTTCATCAGCCGCTTTGATGTGCTGTACGCGGTGACGGCCACCAAGCCGGAATGGTGCGTGCGCCGCACGTCGTGATTCAGGGGCTTCGGCCCCTTTTCTGAACCCCAACGGAGAACCTCATGGCTACCATTCCTTCCATCCCGCGCGCCACTCCGGTCGGCCCGGTCGCAGTTCTTGGCGCGTACCGCCAAGTCATTGACGGCGTGGGCGCTACCCGCACCCTGGCCCCTGAAGAGTCGGGCGCGCTGTGCTTGTTCGATTCGGCTGCTGGCGTGGTCTACACGCTGCCGCCGACTTCGGCCTCGACCATCGGCCTGACCTACGATTTTCTGGTGAAGACCACGATCACCAGCAACGCGGCCAAGATCATCACTGCCGATGCCTCGACGTTCCTCGTCGGTGCCGTCGTGTCTGCCAACAGCGGCGCGACGACTGCCACGGCCTACCCGGCCAACGGCACCACCATTCGCGCGCTGTCGTCCAACGGCACCACGACTGGCGGCACCATCGGCGACCGCTACCGCGTGACGTGCATCAGCTCGACGCAGTGGGCGATTGACGGCCAAGTGGTTGCCACTGGCACCACTGCGACCCCGTTCGCCACGTCGTGACCTGTGGGGGCTGGCTTCGGCCGGCCCCTGCTTCAACCCCTAGGGAAAGCACATGGCACAGGAAAGCACCAACGTACCGAACGAAAAAGCCTCGTTCATGGCCGCATCAAGCGGGCTTGTGCCTGCGGCTTCGGCTACCGACATCTTCACGATCACCGGCAAAGCTGGGCGCGTCGTGCGGATCAATCAGATTCAGATCAGCGGCATTGCCACTGCGGCTGCGGCGATCCCTATCAGCATCGTCAAGCGATCCACGGCCAACAGTGGCGGCACGTCAACCGCGGTAACCGCTGTCAACCTTGACACGGCCAACTCCGGCAGCGCTGCGCAAGCAACGGTCTTGGCCTACACGGCCAACCCTTCCAGCCTCGGAACGGCAGTGGGCAACGTCAGCACGGCCCGCATGATCCTTTCGACCGCTTCGGCGTCGGTTGGAACGGCCCCTATCGTGTTCGCGTTTGAGCGCATGTACATGAAGCTCCCGACGCTGCGTGATGCAACCGAGTCGTTGTGCATCAACTACGGCACCTCGACGGCTGCGGGCAACAGTCTGGACATTTCGGTTTCTTGGACGGAAGAGTGATGTACCCGCTGAACATGACCAACCCCGAGGCTGGCGGCTACGCAGTCGCCAACGACGAGGCCGAACACCGGGCGCTGACCGAGGCGGGTTACGAGCCCGCCTATGTCGCGCCCGATGCCGAACCTGTCAAGCGCGGCCCCGGCCGTCCTCGCAAGGCTGACTGATGGCAACCGCCCGCCAGATCATCACGACGGCTCTGTCGTTGCACCTTAACCGGTTGTCGCCGGGGGAGGCCATCGACCCGGACCTGTCCACGATGTGTCTGGATGCGCTGAACGACATTGCAGACGAGTGGAGCGGCAGCGGCACCTTTCTTTGGAAGGAATCGCTGGTTGCCTCTGCTGCGCTGACCGGCATCACGGGCACTCTGGGCACGGATTGGGCGGCGATTGAGCCGGGCCAAGAGCTTCTAGGGGCAACGTACAACGCCGGGTCTGGCGACTTCCCGATTGACCCGCTGACGATGCAGCAGTACCACGAACAGGTGCGCATCAAGAGCCTATCCGGTGGCTTGCCTCGTTACTGGGCTTATGACGGTGCGTCCACGGTGTACTTCTACCCGGCATTGACGGGTGTTCCGATCACGCTGCGGGTCAAGCAGTCCATGTCCGACTTCGCGGACCTGGACACCAATTACGTGATGCCGAACGGCTTCAAGTCTGGCCTGTCTGCTGTGCTGGCCGAGCGGGTTGCCCTGCCGGTGGTCGGAAGCGTACCGCCTGATGTGCGGCGGGCTGCAAGTGCTGCGCGCGAGACGCTGGCCGCTCAAGTGGCCGAGCCGGCCATCATCGGCGCCGGCACGGTCAGCGGGAACATCCTCACGGGGTGGCGTTGATGGCCGGCGCGCCTACCGTCCAATTCGCGGGGCCTTCGTACTACCTGAACGACCGCAAGACGGCCGTACAGCGGTCCGTGAACCTCTACCCGATGATCGTGGAAGGGCAGGGAGAGGCCGCGCCGTTGGTCATGGAAAGCGCCCCGGGCCTGTCGCTGGTGTCCGACCTTGGGGCCACTGTTCGCGGCCGTTGGGCGGCAGACGGCCGGTTCTTCGTCGTGGCTGGCGCGACCCTGTACGAGATTGTGAGCGGCGCCCCGGTCAACCGCGGGACGCTGTACTCGTCCTCGGGGTTCGTTTCCATGGTCACGGGCACCGGGCAGCTTGCCATTGTGGACGGGACGAACCTGTACGTGTTCAGCCTCGATAGCGGCACGTTTTCCGTGGTCTCGTCGTCCGGTTGGCGCGGTTCCCCGGTGGTGGAGTACATCGACGGGTACTTCGTGTTCTTCGCTCCGGCAACCGAACAGTTCTACATCAGCGCCATTGACGACGCTTCTACTCTGGACGCCCTCGACTTCTCGTCTGCCGACACCCAGCCGGATGACATCGTGGCGATCATCGTCCGTCGTCGTGAACTGTTCCTCCTTGGCACGCGGTCCACTGAGGTCTGGATCAACAACGGCGGGACAGACTTCCCGTTCAGTCGCTACCAAGGCACCCCGATTGATGTGGGGTGTGTCGGGTATCGGGCTGTCTGCGGCGCTGCGGATACGCTGGTTTGGGTTGGGCAGACCATCACCGGCGGGCCGTACGTCTACATGCTGAACGGCTACCAAGCGCTGCGGATCAGCACTCAGGCCGTAGAGCAAGCGCTGAAGACTTCCACCGACCTGACGCAGTGCCGCATGTGGACCTATCAGGACGCCGGGTCTGAGTTCGTCGGCCTGTGGGCGCCCGGCATGTCTACCACTTGGGTGTGGGACGCTGCGACCAAGCTATGGCACGAATGGGGCGAGCTTGTTTCTGGCTCGTGGACGCCGTCACGGGTGGAGTTCACCGCGTTTTTTGGGTCTGAGCTGTACGCACTCGGCGGGACCAAGGTTTACAAGTTGGGCCGGGCGTATCACGACCTGGCGGGCGACATGCTGGTCCGCGAGAGAACTTGGCCGCATCTTCTGGCGCCGTCGTTTGAGCCTGTGACCTATCACGGGCTAGAGCTTCGCTGCACGACCGGGGACGTAACCTCTGGGAACATCACGCTTGAGGTGAGCAACGATGGTGGTGCGGTCTTTGGTTCTCCGCTTCGCAAATCGCTGGGCGCGGCGGGACGCAGGCAGCAACGAATCCGGTGGATGCCTCTGGGGACGTGTCCTGCTGGTGGCTCTCGGGTACATCGCCTGCGCTGTAGTGACGCGGTGCCGCTGACCATGCAAGGGGCGGCACTGTCATGAGCCTTCTTACCCTTCCGCCGTCTCGGGCGCCGCTGGTGAGCCCGTCCGGGCTTGTCGCTGCCGATTGGTATCGGTTTTTCCACGACCTGACGCTTCGCGCTGGTGGCGTGGATGGCTTGAGCACTGGCGATGTCGATGCCGGGTCTTTCGCTGCTATGCAGCCAATGGTCAGCCAATCCGAAGCAGGGGCCGAAGTCATGCAACCACTTGGTAGCATGTCGTCCGACGCTGACCTGATGCAATCGGCCGAGTGCTGCGCGTTTGAAATCTACCCCATGCAAGGCTGAACCATGGCAACCCGCACCCCCGTTACCTTGCTGCTGAAGACGCTCACTGCGACGGCCTCGGATAGCTCGTACACCGTGCCCAACAGTTCCACGCTGACGATTAGCGCAGCGACCCTGAACAACACCACTGGCGCGCCGGTGACGGCAACGATTCAGGTAACCCCCTCGGGCGGGTCGGCGCTGCCGATTGTGTCGTCGCTGCCGATCGCGGCGGCTGGCGCGGCCCCGACCACGATCCCGGGCCTTGTGGGGCAAAACATGGCCGCGGGGGCAAAGATCGAAGCCTCGGGGCTTGCGCTCAACGTGTGGATTAGCGGGTACTTGCAGACATGAGGATCACCGACCCCGCCGATGTTCTGCGCGTCTTTGGCCGGCCTGATGTGTGGCCGTGGATCAGCGAGGACGGGGCATCGGTGGCCGATTTTCAGCCTGACATGGCCCGTAGCCTTTGGCTGTCTGTGGGGCTGGGTGTCATGGAGTTCAGGCCGTGGTCTGCGGGCTGGTGGGACGTTCACATTGCCATGCCTCCGAAGCAAGCGAGGCCGGATGTGCTGTGCCGTCAGGCTTTTGAGTGGGTTCGGGAGAAGTTCGGGGCGCTGGGGTTTGTCGCTCGGATTCCGGGCGAAAACATCGCGGCCTTCAAGCTCGCTCAAAGGCTAGGCTTTGAAGTGTGCGGGCGGGTCCGGGGCTGCATCAGCCGGGGCGGCGTCTTGATGGATCTGATTTTGATGGAGCTTCAGTATGGCCGGGGCAATCGGTAACGTAGTCGGCGCCTTCATCGGCGCGGATGCCGCCCGCAGCGCGGCCAACACGCAGGCCGACGCGACACAGCGGGCGCTGGACATCCAGCAGACGCAGGCGGATCGGGCGTACAACGACCAAGCCCCGTACCGCCAGGCGGGGGTGAATGCGTTGTCTCAGTACGCGGGCGAACTTGGCACGATGCCGACCGCTGCCGAGGTACAGGCGCAGCCGGGCTATCAGTTCGGGCTGAACCAAGGGCAACAGGCCATTGACCGCAAGACCGCTGCCGCTGGTGGCCGGGTGTCTGGCGCTTCTCTCAAGGCTGCTGCGCGATTCGGTACCGACTACGCAACCTCCGGGTACAACGCCGAGTATCAGCGGCGTCAGGATCGGCTGAACCGGCTCGCGGCGCTTGCGGGGCTGGGGCAGACGGCCACGGGTGCCAGCGCTGCGAGCGGCCAACAGGCGGCGCAGAACATGTCGGGCCTAGTCAGCAGCCAAGGCGATGCAACGGCCGGCGCTCGCCTGCTGGGCGGGAACACCTGGGGCAACGCGGCAAACGCCATCGGGGCGTATTACCAGCGGTACGGCGGCGGATTTGGTGGAAGCGGCCCGGTGTCGTCTGGCGGTACGGGTCAGTTCCCTTGGAACACTGACGGCGGATGGACGGGGGACCACTGATGGCGACGAACATCTTCGCGCAGTACGCGCAGCCTCAGCGCACGGTCATGGACTACATGGCCGACTTCGACAAGCGCGACCTTGCAAACGCGCAGCTTCAGGGCGTGCAGCGGCAGAACGACCTTGCCAAGCTCATGTACGGGCAGACCGTGCAGGACGCGCAAGCAAAGGCCAACGACACCAACGCCATTCGGTCGGCCTATCAGCAGGCTAACGGCGACCAAAACGCGTTGCTGTCTATCCTCCGCGGGCCGGGCGCCACGCCGGGGACGGTGGCCCATGCCGGCGAAGTTGAGGCAGCAAACCTCAAGCGCCAGCAAGTCGGATCGGAAGTAGCGAAGAACACCGCACAAGCCGGCGAGTTCAATGCCAACACGCTAGAGAAACATCTCGGCGTGCTCAAGACGCTTTCGGCCGGCGTCATGGCGAACCCCACGCTTGACTCGGCGACGAATGCCCTCGATGCGTTTGAGCAACTGACCGGCCGACAGTCTCCGCAGGACCGCGCAGCGCTTCAGCAGATCGGCAACAACCCCGAAGCCATCAAACAATGGGCGGCTTCTCACGCGCTGGCGGCGGACAAGTTGCTGCCGACGATCCAGACGCGGAACACTGGCGGCACGACCGACACCCTTGCGGTTGACCCTGTGACGGGTCAAGTCAAGGTGACGAACAGCGTGAAGAACACGGTGAGCCCGGATGCTCAACTGTCTTCGGACACCAGCATTAAGACGACCGGCATGAACAACGCCACCAGCCGGGCAAACAACGCGGCCAACATCAGCAAAGACCTTACCGTCGCTGGCATTGGCCCCAACGGCGCGCCCGATTCGGCCATGGAAACGACGGCGCAAGCCATCGCCAAGGGTCAGCTGCCGCCCCCAACCGGCATGGCGCTGCTGAACCCACGGAATCAGCGCACGCTGGCCAGGGTCATGGAAATCAACCCGGACTATGACGCCTCGACCGTGGCAGCCAAGCGGGCGGCGGCTACCGCATTCACCAGCGGGCCGCTCGGGAATGCGCTGCGGTCTGTCTCGACCGCCAATGAGCACTTGAACCAACTTGGCGAATTGGTGGACGCGCTCGGCAACGGGAACACGCAGGTCATCAACAAGGTCGGCAACTTCTTTGCTACTCAGACCGGCGACCCGAAGGCTACGAACTTCGACGCCATCAAGAACATCGTCGGTCAAGAGGTGGTCAAGGCCATTGTGGCTGGCGGCGGCGGTGTCGGCGAGCGCGAAGAGGCGGCCAAAGCGTTCAGCACTGCAAACAGTCCGGCGCAATTGAAGGGCACGATCCAGCATTACCGAATGGTGATGGGAGCGCAGGCCAACAACCTGATTGAGCAGCGCCGCGCGGCTGGCTTGCCAGATTCCACGATGCCCAACTACAACCGAGCGCAGCCGGCAAATGCTGACCTGCATTCGCAGGCTGACGCGATCATTCGCGGGGGCAAGTGATGGCAACCGCTGACGAATACGCCGCGTGGATCGTCAAGAACGCCGACAAGCGCGGCACGCCCGACTTTGACACGGTGGTCAAGGCGTATCAGGCGGCCAAGGCTCAAGCCAACCCGCAGCCTGACGGGTGGCCGTCCACCGACCCAACCGCGGGCATGTCTGGCCTCGACAAGTTCCGGGCCGGCATGGGCAAGGCGTTTTCCGACCTCGGAACAGGCGTGCAGCAACTTGGCGCGGGCGTGGCCGATTTCGTCAGCCCTCGCAAGCCCACGCTGTCGGGCCTCATCACCGGGCAGCCGGTGTCGCGGGTTGACGAACTGCGCCAAGAAGTCGCACAGGACCGGCAGCGCGACGCACCTCTGATGCGTACCGGCGCGGGCATGGCCGGCAACATCGTCGGCAACATCGCAGCCCTTGCGCCTACCGCGCTGATCCCGGGCGCCAACACCGTGACCGGCGGCGCTGCTGTCGGGGCGCTGACGGGCCTGCTTCAGCCTTCGACAAGCGGCAGCGAAACGATGCTCAACTCAGGCATCGGCGGCTTGTTGGGCGGCGCCATCCCCGCGGCGATCACGGGCGCTAAAACGCTCAAGGCGGCAGCCGAGCCGTTCTATGATGGCGGGCAAAACCTCATCATTGGCCGGGCGCTTCGCAAGGCGTCGGGCGGTGAGGCGGATGCTGTAGCGCAGCGTCTTGCCGACGCATCCGCGCCGTTTGTCGGGCCGAGCCAAGAGAACGCGCTTAGGACGATGATGGGCGAGTTTGTGCCCGGCTCTATCCCCACTGTCGGCCAGGCGGC